GGAGGTCCGCAAGGCCGAACCCGCGCAAAGCGTTAACTCGGTCCACCCAGGGCTTCCCGCCGAGAGCTCGCAGGGCGTCGGGACGGATAATGCCCTCACCGCCGGACAGACGAAGCGCGCCGCCCCCGTCCGGACTGTAGAAATGGTAGATGTCCTTGCCCGGAGAGTATCCCGGCGTCATCGTATTGAACACACCGCCGGTCGCGTAGGCCGGGATCGGCTTCACGTCGGGGAGGCGGACGGAGAGGCCAACCTTCGCGGCGATCGTATCGAAAGCAGCCTTAATTCCGTCACGGTACACAGTCGTGATGACGAAGTTGACGGGCTTTGCTGCTGCACCCTTGATCTTCTCGAACACAGACTCGACCGACTGACGGAAAGACTCGAACGATTCCTTCACGCCACCGATCGCGCTCTTAATCGCCGGGAAAACCACGTCGATCAGGACGGATGAAGCCGTCTGCACCGCCGACGAAATTTGATCCCAAACCGGCTTAATGACCGAGTCATACAGCCACGTGAAAGTCGGGCCGAGCGTCGAGGAGATCGCGCTGCCAATCGCAGAGAAAATCGGGGACAGGATGCCCCAGACCGTCTGGATCGCCGACGAGATCCCATTCCATGCCGCCACAACTGTTGTCCACAGTCCCTCGAAGGCCAGACCGACGGTACCCGAGATCACCGTCACTACCAGGTCGAAAAGCGGATACAGAACGTTATCCCAGACAGCAAGGATGAACGTCGACACGTTCGTCCAGACCGGCTCCACCACATCCTGCCAGAAGGACCAGAGCGCAGGCATGAGCGTGTCTCGGAAGAAACCCGCGAGCGCCTGCATTGCCGGGTAGATGACTGCCCAGGCTGACTGGACTGCCGAGGCGAAGCCCTCCCACAGTGGCTTGACTACGTTCTCCCAGAGGGTCTTGAGGACAGGCCAGATGACACGGGAGACGATGGTCCACAGGGCCATAAGGGTAGGTCGGATGATTGCTGTCCAGGCGAGCGCGAGGCCCGAGCCGATCCCCTCAAACAGGGGTTGCAGTACGGTCGACCAGAAGTTCTGGAGGCCCGGCCACAGCGTGCCAGAGATCCAGTCCCACGCCGCCTCAAGGGACGGCTTGATCTGCTCCGTCCACGCAGTGTAGGAGATCTCGCCGACCGCGAGGAGCGCGTCCCGCAGCGTGAAGAAAAAGTCGACGAGCGCCGAGTCCTCCTCAAGGCCAAAGAGATTACCGTCGTAATCGCCTGTAGTGAGGATGCCCCACGCCGACTCAATGCCCGGGATGAGGGTGTTCTTCGTGTAGTCCACGAAGCCGTCGATAATGGGCGTGACGTTGTTCGTCCAGAACTCGGCGATACCCGCGCCCAGCGAGTTGATCGCGTTCGCCACGTCCTCGTTGGTGTTATACAGGTAGATCAGCCCGGCGACGAGCGCGCCGATAGCCACGACCGCCAAGCCGATAGGGTTCGCAGCCATAGCGGCGTTGAGCCCCTCCTGCACGAGCGTTGTGTTCTTGATCCACTCGATCACCTGCGTCAGGACCGAGAAACCCCAGTACGCGGCAATCGCGATCCCGATACCCTCACCAAGGGCGACCAGCAGATCCTTGTGCTCGGAGATCCAGCCGAAAGCATTGGAGAACATGTCGGCGAGCCAGCCCATGAAGTCCGTAATCGTCGGCTTCATGTAATCGATCAGGTCTTTGAAACCGCCCATGAGGGTTGCCTGCAAGTTCCCGGCTGCGTTCTCAATGCGGCTCGTATCGCGAGCCGCGTTCGCTGCGACCTCATCGAAGCCGAGGCTCAGCAAAGCCTCGTTAAATTCCTGCGCCGAGATCTGACCCTGGGCCATTGCATCGCGGAAATTGCCCGTATAGGCGCCCGCGTCCAGGAGGGCCTTCTGAATCTTCCCGGACGCGCCGGGAATGGCGTTTGCGATCTGATTCCAGTCCTGCGTCGCCAGCTTCCCGGCCCCGTTGACCTGCACGAGCGCCAAGCCAACCTGCTTGTACGTCTCGGCAGAGCCGCCTGCGACGGCGTTGAGGTTACCCGCCGCCTCGGCGAGACGGTCGAAGCCCTCGACGTCGTTCGCCGCGAGCTGCGACGTAATGCCCTGAATGTCTGCCAAGTCATAGACGGTATCGTCGGCATACTTTTGAGCTGCGGCGCCCAGCTCCTCGATCCGATCAGGATCAATCCCCGCAAACTTGAGGGTGTCCGCGAATTTCTGGGTGGCGTCGGACGCAGCGATAGCCTCCGAGACGAAACCTCCGATGCCCACGGCTGCGGCCATTGCCGCCAGAGGCGCGATCGCGCTTTGCGCGAAGCCAGCCATTGAGGAGAAGCCCGAGCCAGCCTCGCGCGTGCCCCGCGCGGCCTTCTCCGCTGCCTGCGCTGCCTCGTCAAGGTCGCGCGTCGCCGACTCGATAGGGCCACGACTGCGTCCCGCCTCGGCGCCCATCGTCGTAAAGCTGCGGCCCGCGCCTTCCGCAGCCTTCTGCATGCCGCCCGTCGAGGCTTGCATGCTCTTCGTCATCTTGTCGACGCTGTTTTTCGCCTCAGTCGCGGCAGCGTCGATAGGCTGACTGATGGACTTCGCGACCTGGGCACCGCTTGAGCCGACTCCAGAGCGCAGGCCGTTCGCGAGATCCTTACCTGCGTTCTGCCCGATGTTAGGCAGCTGAGCCTTAGCATCAGCCTCGACCGACTTGAAAAATCCCTTCATGGAGGGGACGACATCGACGTACAGTGTGCCCGCCTTGTAGACTCCAGCCATTCCGGGGTTCCTCTCTTCGGTTATTCTTCGGTGTCCTCCCAGTGGGGGAGGAGGGCCTTCATTGCTTCATCTCGGAAGTCGCGAAGGTGGTCGGCGCGCGCGTCCTCGAGTGCCAGCTCGACCGCCGAGACCGGGCGCGGGTACGGGTCTTTCCCGCCGAAAGCTGCGGACACCAGATCGAAGATATCCTGGAGCAGCCTCACGACTGGTGTCTGCTCGCGCATCCGTGCCTCAGTGTCATCGGTGGTCGCTTCGGTCTCCGCGACAGTGCGCGCAATCTCCTCGAACCTGTCCGGGTCGTTGAGGATTGCGACGGTCGTCCTGCTCGTCGACCCGAGGCCGTCGATGAGCGTGAGGAGGAAGCGCCAGCGGCGGGCGCGGAACAGGGCCGGCGCATCCCAGCCCTGCTCCGCGAGATCGGAGACGATCTGCCTCTCGTACCGACTTAGTCGGTCGTAGAGGCGTTGCCTTCCCCCGCGTCGCCCAGCATGCCCTGATAGTGCTCGGAAGCCTGACGGATCAGGATGCCGAGCTGCCTCATGTTGAGCTTGCTGAGGAGAAGCTCCGCATCCTCAGCGGTGAGCCAGGTGCGGATCATCTGCGTCGGAGCCTTCGAGGACTCCATCGCGGCCATGAACTTCTCAGCGGCCTCGGGCGTAAGGCTCAGCGGATCCGGGAAGCTGATGACCTGACTCCCGATACCGAACGTGAACGGTGCCGGGGCCGCAGCCTTCTCCAGCTTCGCGAGGGCATTGAACGTGAACGTAGGCTGTGCCTTGTCAGACATGCTTGATCTCCTAGTAATTTGTCTGGCGGTTGGTTACTTGTTGAAGGTGGGCGGCGCGGGCAGCGTCGGCTTCTCGTCGCCGTCCTTCGAGTCGTCGATGACCTCCCAGCCCTGCGAGATGAGCTGATTCTGCTCGACGGCAGCGTCGGTCTCGCGCTCCAGCTTGAGCTCGTCGCCGGCGTCGGTCTTGACAGTCTTGGTGAACTTCATCGGGGGTTCCTATCCGTGATGTGATCTCCATGCGTGAGGTATGGACGGGCGGGCCGTGGGGAGATCAACCACGGCCCGCCCGAGATCGAGAGCAGACTAGTTGGCCTGCTCAAAGCCGATCGCGTCGCGGTGACGGATCGCGCCGGAGCCGCCGATGTAGTGACGGCACGACGTGCCCGCCGTCTCGTCCATGAAGGCCGCGAACTCGAGGTCGAACTGCATCGCGTCCGACGCGGCCCACTTCTCGTCGGGCAGAGAGGAGAGCTTGACGCGCGGGTAGCAGCGACCGATCAGCCACTCGTCGGCGGCGGGTCCGTCAGCCATGACCAGCAGGAGGCGGTACTCAGCGAGAGCCGGGATCGCGGCCTCGTCGAAGGTGATCTCACCAGTGGTCTTGGAAGCCTTGGTCTGCGACAGGTCGATACCGTAGACGAGCTGCTGGATCGTCTTGCGGACCGGCTCCAGGACCGTGAGCTTCACCGACTTGGGCGCGCCGGTCAGGTCAGACCGGACCGCTTCCGCATATCCGAGGGCTTCGACCTCTTCGTTCTTCGCGTCGGCGGAGAAGGTAATGCCGTCGGTCGTGATGAGTCCAAGGGGCAGGAAGTCCGACGGGATCTCCTTGAGGGCGCCGCCTGCGTCGGTGATTGCCGTCGGGACTGCCGTTGTCATCGGGGCCAGGAACGCGAGCGCGTTCAAGCCCTTCCTGACATTGGTCGTGCGGTTGTGCTTCTTCTTGAGGGCTTCGATGGTGGTCATGCGAGCCTTCCCTTCATGTCAGTTGATGTCATTCTGAGATTGGCCTGTGCGTGACCGTTGCCGTCATATGGACGACCTCGACAGCCTCAAAGTAAGGCTGCACGCCCAGGAGAGAATCGACCGCCGCCTCATCTACCCAGCCGGACGCGCCGACGACCGGACGGACGTCGAGCGCCCCCTCGACCTTGTCCGCGAGCGCGGCGGCGCCGACTTCGGCGGGTGAGGCGGGGGTCTTTGCGTAGATGGAGATGGAGATCGTGTCGTCTCGGTCGTAGTCCCCGGTTTCGGTTTGCACGAGGGAGACGTGTGCGAGTGGTAGCGGCCCGTCGGTGAAATTGGGCTGCAGCACTCGTGCGGTCGGGATGCCGGTCGCCGCGGTGATCGCGTCGCGGATTACCTGAACTGCATCTGTGTATGTCATTTACGACGCTTCCTCTTGCCCTTCGATCCGATTAGCTTGCCGAGCGTGTGCGCGCCCGGGACTGGGTTTCCGGCTTTGCTGCGGTGCCCGAATTCCACGGCGAGCGCGTGGCGCGCGTCGTTGTAGACTCTGCCGACGTCGCGTACAGGCCCGCCTTGGTAGAGCGAGGCTTTGGCCGTTTCGGCTTTGTAGGAGTCGGCGAGGTGCCCGCCTTTGTCCGATGAGCCGCGAGGTGCGGCTGCGGCTGCGGCGGCTCTGAGCTGCTCAGCCTCTTTGAGGAGTGCTGGCGCGAGGGCTCCGCTTCGCAGGAAAGCGTCGATCGCTTGTGTGTCGCGTTTGAAGCCGCCCATTCCGTCACCTCCGCTTGATCGTCACGGCCACGCCGCGCGGCCAGGGCGAGGGGTTGGACTCGACCTGCCATTTTCCGCCGAGCGGGTGAGCTCGCGGGACGACGATTGTGTCGCCGACCTTGAACTGTGCGTCCGGCGGGGCGTACAGCGTGGCCTGATCGTCGGGCTGCTCAGACGTCTGAGACTCCAGCAGGCCCGGGACCGTGAACGTGCCGGGTGCGATGAGGCACCCGGGGATGAGCTGCGCCGCGCTGTCCTGCACGAGGTAGCCGTCCGCATCGCGTCGCGTGCGGCCTTCTACCTGCACTGGTGTCCGCCACTTCTGCATCATCAGGATCCCTCCCGTGATGCGAGGAGGTCGATCTCGAGTGCGCGGCCACGGCCCGCTCCGAACGCCCGGCGCTCAGCCTTGGTCAGGTAGAGGTCGCCGGACGGGTTCGCGAACGTTAGCTGCTGCGAGAATGGGCCGGTCGTCTCCGTCGCTGCTGAGATACCCGTGAGGCCTTCATCAGCGAACGGCGCTGTCATCGCGCGCTTGACGATCGCGCAGATGACCCGGATGCGAGTGCCCGAGCTGGTGGTCTGCCAGTTCGGGCACTCGTCCATCACGAGCGACTGCGCGTCCTCAATGAGCATGCTCACGCGCGCGCGTTCAGCGTCTGTCAACGGTCGCCAGCGGGCCTCCAGGTCTCCTGGTGTAGCCCACGGTTCCACGTCAGGCAGCTTCCTTGACGAGCGCGAAGCGGTCGGTGAACACGTACCAGGCGTAGACGGTCTCAAGACGCAGAGCCACCTGGTTCTTGCGCTTGAGGTCGCCCTGGCCGTCAGGGTCGCCGAACTGGATCAGCTCGACGGGCAGCTGACGCTGGATACCCCAGCGGACACCGTTCGTGAAGTCGCCGACGATCGCGCGGACCTTGGTATCCGTCGCCTCGGGGGTCGCGGAAACCGTGTTGCCCTGAGCGACGGGAACGCCGAGGAACTCCGAGACGTTCGTGCCGAAGCCCAGCTGCGGGTAACGCTGGTCGGAGGTGTCGCCCGCGCCGTCCTTGCGACGCAGCTCGGACAGTGCCCAGGAGAACTTCGGGTCGAAGGCAGCGCCCGTGACCATCGCCGGGTTCAGGCCGTTCACGACCTGGCCGACAGCGGCGCGGAAAGCAGCGTCGGCCTCAGCGGTCTTGCCCTTCATCTCGACGACCTTCGTCGACGCGGCAGCGAAGTTCGTCCACGACGCGACCTTCGTGCCCGTCAGAGGATTGATCGCGTGGTAGAGGCCGAGGTCGAGGGCGCGAGACAGAGCCTCAGCTCCGGCCTGTGCGAGCTCGTCGAGGACGCCGAGCTGGTAGTCCTCGTCTGCCCACATGACCTCCTGATTGAAGCGCATAGTGACCTGCGCCTTGTGCGGAGCGACAGACACGGACGAGAACGAGCCCGTGGTCGAGGCCTTGTCGGCGCCCTCTTCGACGAATTCAGCCTTCGGCAGGTTGTCGAAAACGATGATGTCCTGCTTGCCGAAGCGCATCGGCTTCTGCTGAGACAGCAGCGCGACGGTAGACAGGGACTGGGACTTCTTGACCATGCCGTCCGCGATCTCGCGAGGCAGCAGCACGGACGTGTTGGTGGTGTTGAAAATAGCCACGGTTGGCTCCTTTCAAGAGATGAGAGATTATTTCGAGCCGAAAAGCTCCTGCGCGAAAGCGCGGCGAGCCGAATCAGCTTCGGAGACACTCGGGGTCGCCCCCTGCGTCGGGATCACAGGCACCGAAGGCCGCGCCTGCAGCGCCTCCGCGAGCGCGGATGCGTGTGCGGTCAGTTCGTCCTTGGTCGAGCCGCGCAGCAGGTCGGCGGGGACTCCGGCTTCCTGTGCTACGTCGTTGCGGATCTTGTCGAGCGCGGCCTGTGCGTCGATCTGAGCGAGACGGGCCTCGGCGTCGGCGAGCTTGCTCGCTGCGGCCTTGAGGTCGTCATAGTCGGCGTACTTGTCGCGCTCGCGTGCCAGGCGTGCGCCGATGACCTTGTCCAGCTCTTCCTGCGTCGTGATCGGCGTGAAGGCGTGACGGTCAGCGGGTGCGGCCTGGGTGTCGGTCACCTCCGTTGCGGCTGCGTCGGTGGTGTCGGTGTTGGTGTCGGTGGTGTGCATGGTGTCTCCTGTTTGTCCGTACTTGTGAGGCGCCCGTCGGCGCTCATGGTTCCGCGACTTGCCCCTCGCGTAGGGGAAACTCATTCGCCGTCAGTCGTCGGCTCGTCTGTCGGCTTTTTGCGCCCGCCGGATCGCTTGCGCGTGTCCTCCTCGAACTCTCCGGCGTCGTACCGCCTCTTGATCGCCTCGGGGTCATAGCCCGCGATGCTTGCGGGCTTGCTTGCCCATGAGGGGACGACCTGGCAGTCGCAGTGCGCGTGGTATCGGTCGAACGCGCCAGCGGACTTTTCCGAGGCGTAGATCCAACCGCGCGACGCGAGCATCATGCAGAACGAGCAGGTCACCGCTCCGGTCGGGACGCGAGCGAAGCGAACCTTCGCGGGATCCTTCGCCGCGGCGTCTGAGACCGTCTGGCGCGCCGAGTTTTTCACCCAGCTCTCCGTCGATTCAGACAGCGCCTCCAGCGAGGCCTCAGCATCCCCAGCGCGAGCCAGCGGGTTCAGCGCACTACGGATCCGGGCATGCACAACCTCGATACGAGGCAACGGCGCAGGCTTCGGCGTGTAATCGCCGCGAGCGCCGGCAGCTCGTCGCAGGCGTTCGTACCACTCGACGGCGAGCTGCCCGCCGACGTTGCCGTATGCCTGCACGAGCTGGGGGAGGAAGTCCTCCAGTGCTTCGCGGCATGCGACGACGTCGGTCGTGTCGAGCGTTTTCCAGAAGCGCTCCAGGTCGCGCTTCGCGAGTCGGGCGCATTGCTTCTGGGCTTTGGCGAACCGCGTGATCTCTTTCCTTGTACGTGACACGCGGCTCGCCTCTTCCCGTTACTTCGCTTCGAGCTTGTCTGCGTCTGCTTCTGGCATGCGCAGGGATACGGGGACAGCGCCGGTAAAGCGCAGGCCGTCGAGGCCGAGCCTCAGCGCTGCGTCTTGCGGCTCGATGCCTGCGCGGATCGCGACGCCGAGCGCGTCGAACTTTGCTTTCAGCGCGACGGGATCCTCAGCTCCCCCCCCGCTTCCAGCGGCTGCTGGGCAGATTCTAGGGGTGGTTGCAACATGTGTTATGCCCTGAGTAGCAGCTCCAGTCGCTGCTTGGGTGTGTCCCAGTTTAGCGTTTTGCGGGGGCGGTCGTTGAGCTGGTCGGCGATGGCGTCCAGGTCCGCTTCGGTCAGGAGTGACAGATCGGTTCCTTTGGGCATGTATTGGCGCAGGAGCCCGTTTGTGTTCTCGTTGGTGCCGCGTTGCCAGGGTGAGTGTGGGTCGCAGAAGTAGACGTCAAGGCCTAGCTCGGAGGCGATCTTGCGGTGTTGGGCCAGCTCGCTTCCCTGGTCCCAGGTCAGTGACAGGCGCAAGGAATGGGGCACGTCTGCGAGCTTGTCGATGATGGCATCTTGGACTTCAGTAGCTGTATGTCCATTGGGCAAGTAAAGCAGCAGCGTGTAGCGAGTCGAGCGTTCCACGAGCGTGCCGACCGCGGATTGTCCTTTGGCTCCGATGATTAAGTCGCCTTCCCAGTGGCCTGGGAGCGCCCGGTCTTCCACACTGGCGGGCCGTTCGCTGATCATCACCATGGGGTCCTTGAATCGTGGTCGTACCTGGCGAGAGTATGCGGCTGGGCGTCTGTGAGTACGCCCTTGGCGCATGAGGGAAGCAATCTCTTTGCGGAGTGTGCCTTTGGCTTGGATGAAGATGGACTGGTAGATCGTCTCCACGCACGGGTTCATGCTCTGATTATGCGGGAAACGCATGCGCAAGTATGCGCAAATTTGTTCTGGGCTCCATCTGAGCTCAAGCTTGTCCCAGATGATGCCCCACAAGCGAGGATTGGCGCATTTGCGCGCTTTAGGGCGCTTGAGGCGCTTGCCTGCTCGCATGTGAGCAATGTAGGGGTTGTAGCACGTGGATGTAATCCCATTACGTCTGAGCTCCCGGCTCACAGTTGAAGGCGAACGTCCTAACTGTCGAGCGATGTCACGAATAGAGAGCCCCTCGACGCGCCATCCGAAGATGAGCATGCGTTCCTTGAGCGACAAGAACCGTTTACTGACCCGATGAGGTTGGCACTTCATGTACAGACGGTACCAATGGGCCTGAGGAGCGATACTGGCTCGTTCACACCGGCCACTTGAGCGAGTCCGGCCATTACGCCAGACCTTGCCCGTCCGCTTCGAAACCCCGACAGCATGAGCTGCCTGCGTGAAGTTCAAACCATCAGCCAAAGCCCGCACATACTCCCGATGCCGAGCCTGACACGCCTCACGACGGGAGGGGTACTCAACCCCCTGAAAAACACGACCAACACCAGCCACAACGAACTCCTTCACCAAGATCCGTTGCAACCACCACTAGAACCTAGACTGTTCGGGAGCGGCGGGCGCTTCGAGGTTGCCGACGCCGGCGAGACGTTCGAGGAGCGACGCGGCCTTGCCGGGTGCGTTCTCCGCTCGGACCTGCTCGATCTCCGCCTGCGTGAAGCCGGCGCGCCGCAGGCCGACTGTCGTCGTCGCGACGTCCGGCAGCGCGGATGCGATCTTCGAGATCACGTCAGCGCTTGCCTGCGGACTCACGTAACGGGTCGGCGTGTAGTTGATCGCCATATCCCACGAATCCTCGGGCGGGGCCGTGAGTCGGTCGCGGATCATGAGGACGTCCTGGAGGAGGCGACGCAGAGCGGGCGTGAAGATCCGCCACTGGTAATCGGCCTCATCGGACAGCTGGTACTCAGCGGCCTGCATGGCCTCAGCCGATGCCGGGTTGTCGCCGAAGATACCGACGGTGCTCATCGGGAGGTTTGTTGCCGCGCAGAAGTTCTGCGCGAGCTGGCGATACATCGCAAGATGAGGCTCCATCGACAGCTGCGTGAACTGTCCGACCGTCGGCGTCGAGCCTTCCTCGTTGACCGTCAGCGCGAGCAGACGGCCCGTGATCGCCGACCACCGTTCCATGCCCGTGAACGCGTCCTCGGACGCGCCGAGGACGTACCGCTGCGGGCTGGAGAAGAATTCAGCGCCCGTCTCGGCGCGCATCAGCGTGCGCACCGCAGCGTCCGTCAGATACCGGACCTCGGTCGTGATCCGCGAGCGCCCGAACGGTCGTCCGAGCTGCGGGTCATACACCAGAGGCTCGACGAGCACGCGGCCCGTCGGGTTCTCCATGCGCTCAAGGTGCCAGGCCGCAGAGCCGGGCTGGCGTGAGAAATGAATGATGTACGAGCGCGTGTACATCGTCGCGCCCGTGATCGTGTTCTCGTACTGCTCCGTGCCCTCAGCGGTCGAGGCTTCCAGAGCGAGCGCGGCCTCCAGCGTGCGCGTGCGCTGATCCCACAGCGCCGTTGTCCACTTCGCATCGCGCGCCTGGATCATGACGGGCGGCTCACCGCGCGTCACGTCACCAGCTGCGACAGTCAGGAATGACACCGAGTGTTTGTACGCGCTCGTGATCGCCTGCGCGAGCTCCGTCTCGAACTCGTTGCGGGCCAGCAGCCCGCCCAGGTCGTAGGTGTCGGTCAGCCCGCCGACGGTGTAGCCCTCGAAAACGTGCTTCCTGGCGAGGGCTTGCACGGCCTTTTGCGGCCAGCCGAGAGCGGCGCGCGTGCGCTGCATCTGCGGCGGGATCGAGATGCCGAGATCCTGGAAGGCACGATGCCCCTCGTAGTACACGTCGAGCAGCGCGTTCTTCGACTGCTTCGCCGTGATCCGATCCTGCATGAGGCGCAGCTGGCTCTTCTCAGTTTCCGTCAGCCCCGGCAGCGCCGGGATCCTCGTCAGACTCATAGGACGATCGCCCTCCTTCCAGTTTTCCCTTTAGGCCTACGCCTCGTGGTCTTGGCCGCGTGCAACGCCGCCGATACCGCCTCTAGCGGCGTCTCATCCCCGTCTGGGGTCGATGCCGACCAACCATACGCGCCGTCTCGTCGGCGAATCTGCCGGTCCACGACAGCCACCGAAGCGTTGAGCGCGTCCTCCGGCTCTCCCGCCGGGTGCGTCACCTGGCCAGCTCGCAGCCCCTCAAAGAGCAGTCCGCAGGCCTCGAAGTATTCACCCGTCGTCATGATGTGGACGAGACGTTTCGGTACACCCCGCATGTCCAGCGCGTCCGACAAAGCAGCCGCGCCAGCGCCGCCGAGAAGATTGATCTGCGCCGTCCTGTCGACGCGCTCGGCAAGCCATTCCGCGAGCGCCGACACGCCCGCAGCGGTAGACCCCGTATAGGTGTCGATTGCGTTCACGTGGAAGCGCGCGGACGCTCCCGTGCCCGCCTTCATCGCGCCCGCGAGCGCCATGCGCTTACCGTCGGCGCTGAATGACACGCCGAACGAGCGGATGCCGTCCTCCGGCGCGTCTGCCACGGAGGCGTCCCACGTCGCTTGGTCGATCGCGCGCGAGGCACCCGCGTTTGCCGGCCACATTCCCAGGCGCTCACGCTTGAAGCCTTCTTCGTTGAGCGTGCGCCGCTCGTTTTCGACGAACGCGATTTTCATGCGTCCCGCCGTGATCGCCGGGTTCGTCGCGATCCACACGCCCTTGTCGTCGAGGTTGACAGGCCCGTCTGGGTCCGCCGACCACTCGTGCCAGCACATCGGTCCGGGATGCTCCGAGAGGCCCTGCGCTCGCTGGCGCGTGAACACGGCGCCCGATGCGTTCGGCCCCGGCGGCGTGCCCGTGTAGAGGATCTGCGAGTTACCGAGGTCGCCCGCCGAGCCCGTCGAGAGCATGGCCTCGATAGCGTCCTCCGTCAGCTCCTGCGCCTCGTCGAAAACGATCACGTCGGCTGTAAAGCCACGGCCTGACGACTTCGAGCGGGCGATAACTCGCAGCTCTGCACCGTTCGAGAGCGTGATCGACTCCTGGCCGTTCACGTTACGAACGTTCGTCACGAGGCGGTTCAGCTCGGGGAAGTCTGCACCCTCGTCGTTCGCCTTATTCCCGAAGAAATGCTTGAAACGCCTGTAGTGCGCCTGCGCCGTTTTGACCTCGTGCGCGGAGTGTAGGATCTTCTCTCCGAGGAGCACCATGCCGAAAAGCTCGCGGATCTCCAAGAGCGCGTTCTTGCCGTTCTGGCGAGGAACGGACAGGCCGCAGGTCATGTGCTTCCACTCGTCCCTCGTGGACGCGGCCAGC